TGTGCGCGGTGCGGATCTGGTTTGCGAACAGCGAACCGAACCAGAACGTGAGTGCCACCATGCCGTTCGTGCCGAAGCACGTCCACAACCACTGCAGCCACTCCGTCCGATAGGCTTCGTGGTCGCGCTGAATGTCCATGCGGATCGACCGCTGTGTGGTCTTGATGCGCAGTTTGGGGAACTCGAAGTAGTCTTCGGCGTTGGCCATGGTGAGTTCGCCATTCCGCACGGCAAGGTCGCCGAAGATGTACGCCTTGTGTTCGGGGCTGTAGCCGACAAAGTCGACGGTGGCCACGTTCTTGATGCCGAACGTCTGCGCGCCCATCACCCTGTCCAGGTGTTTACCGGTGCCGCTGAACAGCGCGCCCTGTGCCAGGCTCAGAAGGCGCTTCTTGAACTCGGTGGCGCTGGCGATCTGCGCACCCGTGAATGTGCCCTTCACTGACGGGGCATCGTGCGGGAAGTCCACCCGGAAGAAGTACCAGCTTTCATCGGTGGCTTCGTGCTTCTGGAAGTAGAGGGCCTCGGGATAGCAGTTGGCGATCTCGCGGATCGAGGCGCTTGCGCGCTGGATCTTGGCCAGGTCCTCGGCTTCCAGTTCGTCCTCGCTGCCCAGGTCGCGGTCCACGACGCGCTCGCGGCAGAGTTTTTCGTAACGTAGGGCGTCGAACTCGAACCAATACAGGCGCGAATTGTGTTCGAGGTGGAACTCGGTGTTCTTCTCGCGCTCGTACATGATGAGGCCCTTGTCCATGGCAGTACGCGCCAAGAGCAGCGCGCCGTTGTGCAGCGCCAGGTCGATATCGGCCTGCCACTGGCTATCCCCATCTTCGGCAGCCTGTGCGCGCAGGTGCAGGTCGTTCCAATCGGTCTTCTTCTCGCCCCTCTGCTCAATCTGCGCCGCCTTGCAGCGGTAGCCCAGCTTCTCGGCGCGGCGGATGTGCTTGGCGGTATAGCCACGTGCGCCGGGCTCGTTGTCCAGCGCCCACACCAGCACCGGAAGATCGTTCGGGCGCGCGTCGCGCAGTTCCTTGAGGGACAGTTCGGGATAGGCGTTGCTCGACATGGCGGCAACGGCGCAAATCCCGTGTTGCAGCAGGGCGATAGCGTCGAAGATGCCCTCCACGATCCACACTTCGCGCGCAGTACGGAGCTGATCGAGCGCGGCGGCGCCCCACCATACCCCAGCGTAGCTCTCGCCAGGCGCGAACCGCGCCTTCATCTTGCCGAAGCGATGCGGGCGGTCGATCAGACGCTCCCACCAGCCGCCTTTCACCAGCGGGAATCGCACAGTGGCCGTGCCCTGGCGCTTGGCGCGGTCGTAGTAGTCCTCTTGCGTGTACAGGCCCTGCAGCGGCTTCACGTTGAAGCCGCGGCCGGTGGCCAGGTATGCGTCTGCGGCAGCATGCGGGGCCTGCGGCGTCTGCGGGTTGTGCTTGGAATAGTCGTCGAACAGATCGTCGTAGAGGTCGCGTACCCGCACCTCCTGGCCGCACTTGGCCTGACGGCCGCAGCGCAGCACCCATGGCGTGAGATGGCTGGTGTACAGCTCCTTCTTGCCGCAGTGGGGGCACTTGCCCCCGCGCATGTACGGCGTACCGGCGCGGTGTTTGAGGCCGTAGTCGCGCTCGACGCGCGACAGTACCTGCTGGCGGATTTCTTCCTGCATGCCGTTTCAGCCTTGGCGAGCCGCAGTAGCGGCGTGATGGTGGTGCATGGTTCTCTCCTGGCATCCCCGGCGGCGGTGGTGCGCCGCCGGACATGTGGGCGTGGTCGGCTTACGGGGTACTGGCTGGTGGCCCGAGGGCGTGCATGGTTCTCTCCTGGCTACCCATGGCGGCGGTGGTGCGCCGCCATGGGCGGTGTGGGGCTATTCGTCCGCCGGTTTGGAGCGGGCGAGGATTCCGCGCAGGTCATCGGTGATGTACTCGGCCACGGCTGAGGTGTGGTCGGCGGTGATGCCCAGCACCTTTGCCGCCTCTGCAGGCAGGACGGCGATCAGCTCGACGGCGTAGGAGATACGCCAGAGGCGCGTCAGGTCGGCGGCGCTGATGAGGTGCCCGTGCGGGTCGGCATGAGGCGGCGGCGGGTTGCGGTGCGGCGGCACGTGGCCGTTGTGTCTGCCCATCAGTTCACCCCGCCCGGATAGTTGTCGCCGGTGCGCAGCCATTGGAAGAACCGGTCGGCTTCGCCCCTGGCGAGCAGATAGACCACGGTTCCGGTCTGGATGCCTTCGGTGGCGGCGCGCTGCACATCCTTGGACTTGTGCGCGGAGACGGTGGCGGCCGCGTCCGATTCGATGTGTATCAACGCCAGATACAGCACGCCGCGTTGGTCGAAGGACGCGCGCAGGCCAAAGCCAGGCACCTGAGTTTCCAGCACGATCACCGGACGCACGGCGGCATCAGGGATCACCACGTTGGAGGCACCCGCCATCAGTGCACCGCCTTGTCGTCGGTGCCAGGCGCGCCGCCGTTGGCGTCACGGGTAGCGGCGTAGGCGGCGATAACGTCGCTCAGGGTGATTTCGTGAGGTGCCACGCCGAGGGCGAGCAGGCGCGTGATGAACGCCTGATATGCCTCATTGGGCCATTCGAGGGTGTCGGCAATCAGGCCGAAGACAAAGGAAATGTGACGCGCGGAAGGATTGCCGGGCGTGGAAGGGGCGCCATGAGGCATGGAGACGTCTCCTGTATCCGAGGTATGGCCTCGGCGAGACGTTCTTAGGCGTCGCACCGAGGATGTCGGGAGGCTAAGAACCGGGATACAGACCGGCGGGCAGTTTTCCCCTTGCGGGTGTTGTATGGCTGCCGCCCTCCCGACGTAGAAAACGTCGGTGCGCTCGTTTTGCAGGCGCAAAAAAACCGCGATGCTTACGGGCGCGGATGCCGCTGTATCCTCGGAGTTCTTAGGCTCCTTGCGGCGAACTTTGCTCCCCCTCCCTGAGGAAGTCAAGGGGAAATGCGGGAAAGTGTGGGAACGGGATTCAGCATCGAACAGGTTCATGCGGACACCTGTGCAACGGCGGCAGAGGGCAGCTGCTGGTAGTCGCCACCGGCGGCGATGTGGGCTTCCACCAGGGCGCGCAGTTCGGCCGCTTTGCGGGCCTTCTCGGTGTACGGAACGTATTCAACGCCGCTGGGGCTGCTGACGAAGTTCGGCGCAGTGGCGGTAGACCATCCGTCACGCTGGGTTTTGTGTCGCATCATGCACAGCACTCCCTAGCCGGCGGCCGCAGCCGCCAGGTCAGTTCGTTGTGGAAGGGGAAAGGTGAATCAGACGGCGGGCAGGTCGTCGCTGTCCGGTGAACGCGCTTCGATGTCGTCTATCCAGTCGGTTTGCAGTTCGCCCTGGTCCTGCTTCCAGCGGGCTTGCAGCATCGTCCGCTGAAACCACGGTGTTGGCGGCAGTTCGCAGGCCGGAGCGCTGGGGAGGCCGCTGGGGCTGGCTAGGTTGGTCAGTTCCGAACTGCCGGTGTAGGTAGCACCACACATGGGGTTCGGGCAGACGTATGCGTCAGTGCGCAGGAACGGGTGTTGCAACGCACTTGTGCGCTTCACCAGCCGGGCATTGCAGGCTGGGCAGCAGAACACAGCGCGCTGGCCAACGGCGGCACTCATGCCTTGCTCCGAGCCTTGGGCGCCTTCTTGGCGGCGGTGGTCTTTTTCGAGGCTTTACCGCTCTTGTCACGTGTTGCGGGCGACTGACGGGAATTGGCGGGAACTGTGCAAGAATTGGGATCGCGCTTGATGCCAAGCGCGATAGCCGCTTCATGCGATTTGCCGAAGTTGCCTTTGCCAACGCCCCGCAACGCATCGTTGACCGCGTGACGGTCGAGGTTGTTCTGCCGAGCAAATGCGACCACGGTGATACCCATGTCGCGCAGGTGCTGGCGGGCTTCCTCCGGCGTACGCAATTTGGGCTGAGTCGTGCGTCGTGTGGCGGTCATTCCGTTTCCCCGTGTTAAGCGAGCAGTGAAATATCTTTCACTATCTTCGGTGAAACATATTTCACCTGTCAAGGAGGTTTGAGCGTGAGTGTGGGTCTTAGGCTGAAAGAAGAAAGGAAGCGTCTGGGCCTTACCCAGGAGGCCATGGGTGTGGCGTGTGGTGTCACCAAACGCACACAGATCTTCTACGAGATGGACAGCGTTGGAGCGAGCGCGGCTTACCTGACCGCTGCCTACGAACTCGGTGCGGATATCGTGTATTTGCTGACCGGCAACCGCGAGCGGTTGGCCGAGGCCGACGCGGATCTGCTTGATGCCTGGCGCAATGCGTCGGCTTCGGCACGCGCCGCCGTGATGGCCGCGCTGCGCGGTGTTACGCCGGCGGCGACAACAGCTGCGCCCCGGACCAGCTTCGAGAACACCAGCATCGGCCAGCAGATCAGCGGCGATGTGGATCTGCGCGGGCAAAAGGTCGTTGTCAAGGCTCCGAAAGGATCAAAGAAAGCCGCCCGCTGAGGCTTACCCCGCATCGCATTCAGGCCGCTAAATCGCCCGTACAGGGCGCCGGCAGGGCGCGGAATCTGATGTGAGGGAATATGGGTTGTAGCGGTGAGGTGAAGCGTGGTCATGAAACGTGCGTGTGCAGTGGCCCTACCGTGTTCGAGGGGGCCGTGATTGGCCAGGTGTTCACCGGCGACGTACAGATGCAATGCCCCCATGGGGAGCATCCGCGCGTAGCGCAGGTGGAAACAGAAAGGGCGCCCACGGAAACGGGGCGCCCTTTGTCTACGGCATTGATCGCACTGGCGATCTGGCAGGCAACTTATCCATCACCGGTGATGGCAGCGGCATGCGGTGGTTCGCTCTCGCACGCGCTGCTCTTCCTCATTGCGGGCGCAGTCACTCGGTATCTGAAGCCGAGGGTTCTGCGCTGGATTCGCCGCCACGCTCAAGCTCGAGGCTGGATCTGAAACCGCTGCCGCCGTCGATGGTGTGCGTGACCTTGGACACCAGCCAGTCGGTGCCATCAATCTCCGGCTTGAAGCCGCTGACGGTGACCGTCTGCTCAGGGTAGATATCGGCGCGGCCCAGCGCGAGTGTGTAGCTCAGTTGCGCCGTACCGCGATCCAGCCGTTTGAACTCCGCTTCGGCCTGCTGACGCGCTTCGTCGGCGTTGGCATAGGTAGCCTGCAGCTTCTTCTCATTCTCCGAGGTGCCCACCAGCACGCCCGTGCGGCGGGCGCCCTTGCGGTCGCCCCAGTACGCGCGCACGCCGGAGTACTTCTCCCGGTCGGCGACGCTGTAGCGGTGCTGGTCACCGCTGGCGCGGGTGATCTGAACGCCTGGCAGCGGCTCGCCGCTGGCCGTGGTGCCGGCGCCGATGGGCGAGAAGATCAATGTGCCGGCCTTGATTGTGGCCACCGCGTCGAAGCGCTTGCCCAGCCGGGTGAGCAGGTTGATGTCGCTCTCGTTGGCCTGGTCGAGGTGGGGAATGGGCTGGCGCGCCAGATCCGCGGCCACCGCAAGCCGCAGGGAATGCTCGCCGGCAATCGCCCCGAGAATGTCGCCCAGCGTGCTTTCGTGCCAGCTGCGTTCGCGGCGGCTGCGCACCGCACCGGTCAGGTTCGCCGAACGCGCACGGATGCTCAGAATGTCGGGCGAGCCGCTGTGCTCCACGTCATCGACCACGAATGTTCCCTTATCGAACAGGCCGCTGCCCTCCCAGCCGATGGCCACCTGCAGCTCGACACCGCGACGTGGCAGCGCCAGGCGTCCGTCATGGTCGTGCAGGCGCAGGTCGATCTGGTCCGCTTCGTCGCCACGGCTCTCCGACAGCGACAGGTCGAGCAGGCGCGGGGCAAGACGGCTGGTCAGGTCCACGCCATCGAGCACCACGCGCCAAGCCGGAATGGGGTACGGGGTGGCCCTCATGCCGGCACCTCGGCGGCGGCGCCGTCGTCGTCGCGTTCGAGCTGCATCTGAAACTCGATCAGGCGTGGCGTGCCATCGGCGAACAGCTCCTTGCGTGTCTCGTTCAGGCCAACCAGCACATAGGCGCCGTAGACCAGCCCCGTGCCCTCAACCAGCGCTTGCGGCTTGCCCTCGTCGGCAAGGGCGCGCAGATCATCCAACACGTGCAGATTCGATGCCAGCTCGCCCGCGATCACGCCTTGCAGGTTGATGGTGTCCTCGCCCAGGCCGACATACTGGCGTGCAGGGCGCGCGTGCAGGCGCTCGCTGCTGGCGTGGCGCCAGCTCATTTGCCGCTGCAGCTGATCGTAGGCAGCTGTAGACAGCGAAAACACAAAGGTGCCGTAGGTCATCATCATGGCGATGGATCTCAGTCAGTCAGACGGGAGGAACGCCGGCCCGCCTTGTCGCGCTCGATCTTCTCGATCTCGGCGCGCACCAGGGCCGCAATGCCCTGGCCATCGGTGCCTTCCGGCGCGGTGATGTTGATGGTGTAGCTGGAAGCGCCTGAGCCGCCCGCTGCGGCCGCTGCAGCGCTTGGGGCGATCACCGGCGCGCCGCCGGCCATAACGGGCATTGCAGCCGCGCCCAGCGCGATGCCTGCGCCGGCCTGCTTCATGCGGTCGCCTAGGCTGGTTACCTGCTGCAGCGGCTCGCCCTGGCTGCGGTCGAGACCACCGGCCAGACCTTGCATGGTGAAGTCGCCGAACTGTGCGAACACGCGCGACGGACTGTGGATACCGAGCATGCCCTTGAACTTGCCCACCACTCCCGAGGCGATGCCGGCGACGGCCTCCATGGCAGCACCGCCCTTGGACACGATGCCGTTGACCAGGCCCTGCACCATGTCGATGCCGGCCTGCATCATCTGCGCCGGCCAGCCGAGCAGGATCTGGTTCACACCTGCCCACATCGCACTCAGGCCCGAGCGGATCTTCTCGCCATTGCCGGTGAACAGGCCCACGATCAGATCCCATGCGCCCTGCAGGTAGGTCCACGCGCCGCCGATGGCGTTCTGGATCGCGGGCAGAATCGTGGTGAACACACTGACCAGCCAACCGATGGCCTTGACCGCCATCTTGAGGTTCACGGTCAGCACGTTGCCCAGGATGTTGCCGAAGCCCCGGCCAGCATCAGTGGCGCCCTGCAGCTGTTCGCTGGTGGCCTCGAACGGGGCGAACAGCTTCTTCACCCAATCCCACGCCTTGCCCATGGCGCCGGACACCATGTCCCACACCGGGCCGAGCGGTTCGAGCGCCTTGGCCAGTTCATCCATGATCGGATTGACCACGTCGAGGATGCCCTGCCACGTGCCGATCATGAATGCCTTGATCGGCTCCCAGTATTTCCACACCAGCGCGGCGACCACACCGATGGCAACGCCGATGGCCAGCACCGGCAGGCTGATACCGCCCAGCAGCGGCAGCAGCATGCGGCCGACGTTGAACAGCATCGGGAACGCGCGGCCACCGAGGGAGAGCACCTGGCCCACCAGCTTGCCCAGCCCGCCGCCGCCACTGAGCAGCGAGACGGCTTTGTGGATCTGGCTCAGGGCCATGGCGCCGACACCACCGGCCACCACCAGCCCGCCGAGTGCGACGGCCAATGCGGTACCACCGATGACCAGCTTGGCGATGGTGGCCACCAGCTGCGGATTCTCCTTCACCCACTCGGCCATCTTGTCGGCGACGGCGGCAATGCGCGCGGCCATTTCCTTGACCGTCGGCAGCAGGGTCTTACCGATGCGCTGGGCCAGCACGGTGGCGCTGTTCTTGAGCAGGGTCAGGCCGTTCTCGGCCGTGCCCACGCGCGCGGCGTACTCGGCATTCATCGAACCGCCGTACTTCTGTTCATCGGCGACCTTGCCGAAGTTCTCTTTCAGCAGGTCCAGATTGGTCAGCAGCGGGGCGATGGCGCCAATGGACTCGCGCCCGAACAGCTGCGTCATCGTCGCGGCCTGCTCGGCCTTGGGCAGCTGCTTGAGCTTTTCCAGCACGTCGAGAATGGCGCCGCCGGCGTCGTCCTGCATCGCCTTGGCCAGGTCGCCCGCCTTGAGGCCGAGCTTGTCGAACGATGCCACCTGACGGGCCGTTGCCGCCTCGCCCGAGGAAAGGGTGAGCAGCATGTTCTTGATGCCGGTGGCCGACACTTCCGACTCGATACCCATACCGGCAACGGTAGCGCCCAGCGCGGCCAGCGGGCCGCTGCCCAGGCCGGCAACCTCGCCGAGGGCACCGATGCGGTTTACCACCTCGCTGATCTTCTGGACGCTGGCCGGGCCGGTATTGCCCAGGTAGTTGATCTTGTCGGCCAGCACGACAACGTCATCCTGACCCATGCGGAACGCGGTGCGCCAGGTCGCCATCGTCTGGCCGGCTTCTTCGGCCGTGCTGTCGAAGGCCACGCCCATCTTGGCCGCGTCCTCGGCGAAACGGGTCAGTTCGTTGCTGGCGATACCGGCCTGGCCGGCGGCGGCGACGATCTTGGCAATGTCGGTGGGCACCATGGGCAGGCGCCGCGACAGTTCCTCAATGTCGGTGCCCATCTTCTCGAAGCCATCGGGCGTGTCGAAGTCCACCACCTTCTTCACGTCGGCCATGGCCGACTCGAAGCTCATGGCTTGGGCGATAGGAAGTGCCTGCGCGCGCAGGGCGCCGAATGCGGCGAACGCCACACCTGCACCGTGCGCGGCGGCATTCATGCCGGCGCTGTGGATCTTCTGGCTACGTGCCTGAGCCGCATCCAGTGCGGCCAAGCGCGTGCGCTGCTGTTCCATCTGCTGGGTGGCAGCGGCAATGTCGGTGCGAAGCTTGCGCTCATGGGCGCCGAGCTGGCGCGTGCTGATGCCAGCACGGTCCAGACCGGAGCGCAGGCGCTGCAGTTCAACGGCCTGCTGTTGATGCTGGTTTTTCAGCTGGGCGGCGGCGGTCTTGGCCTGAGCGAACTCACGGCTGAGTTTGCGGGTCGGCGTGCCAGCGGTGGCCATCTGACGGGCCAGCGCGGCGACACGGACCTGGGCCTCTTGATAGCTCTGCTGGGTGGACCGCATGGCCTGCTGTTGCTGGCGATACGCGCTCACATCGCGCTGGGCGTTGTTCAGTCGGCGCAGGGTGGCCTGCTGCTCCTGCAGGGCGCCGGCCAGCCCCTTGCTGCCGGCCAAGACCTTGCGGAAGGGCGCTGTGGCCTGATCGAGTGCCTGCAGGACTACCTGCAGGCGAAGGTTGCCGCCGCTCATGCGACGACAACCGGCGCGCCACCTACGGCGGCGTGGTATCGGATGGATCGGGAGCGAACACGGCCAGCAGACGGCAGAGCGCGCTCAACGCCCACACCAGCAGCGCCAGGACGAACCCGAGCAGGAGCAGCGCAACTACGATGGCGATCACGGTGACCATGGGGGGACGGTATCACGGCTCGGCTCCACTTCTTACACGGGCGCGCTCGCGCCATTCGATCAGTTCAGACAGCGAAAGGGCCGATAGTTCGGTGAGCGTGAACGGAAAGATCACCGCGATATCGGCCATGTAGTCCTCTACACAGCGAGGAATTCCTGCTGCGCCTTCGGCAAGAAAAAACCCGCCGTCGCGGTGCCGATGGCGACCAGGTCAGCAGGGTCCAGCTTGTTCACATCAGCAGCGGTCAGGGTTGGCTCGGTGATGCGCGGCAGCAGCGTGGCCACCGCGCCCACGTCCATCTGCAGCAGATCCACCAGCTTGATGCCGCGCAGCTCGCCGGCATTGGGCTTGCGCAGCGTGATGGTTTCGATGGTCTGCTCGCCGCGCTGGATGGGGTAGTCGAGCGCGATGGTGTTCGGGGCGATGGCGGTGTTGGTCTTGGCGGTCATGGTGCGTCTCTCTCAGGAAGGGGGCGGCCGGGCCAGGGAGCGGCCCGGCGCTTGGGGGGATCAGCCGCCGATGGCGCGGCGCTGGGCGGCGAGCAAGTCCACGCCGTTGACGATGAACACCATGCCGACCATGTCGATTTCGATCTCGGTGCGGCCGTTGATGCTCAGCTTGTAGTAGCTGGCCGAGGTCTTGGTGCTGAACTCGGTGTCGTCGCCGACCTTGCCGGTGCCGGCGTCGATCTCGGTGTGGCGACCACGGACGACGATTTCCACCGAATCGACCTCGGCGCTGTCTTCGCGCTGGTAGGCACCAGCGAAGCGCAGCTGCACGGCGTTGTGGCGCACGGCGCCGTACTGGCGCAGCACGTCGCGCATCAGGCCGCCGCACTTCCATTCCAGTTCGATCTTCTCCTGGCCGAGGTCGATATCGATGGGGCCGACCATGCCGCCGGCGCGGTACTCTTCCATCTTGCGGGTCAGGGTGGGCAGCTTCACCTCGACAACCTGGCCGAGATAGCTGGCGCCATCGTTGAACAGGTTGAGGTTTTTCAGTTTGCTGGGCAGGGACATGGGAGTGGCTCCTCAGTGCATCAGGTGTTGATGCGGGTGGCGAAGTCGGCGAAGTAGCGGTCGGTGATGCGCTGGCGAAGGTTCAGGCTTTCCAGCGGCGGCACCGGGGTGTAGTCGTAGTCGATGGCCAGCTGGCCGCTGGAGAGCTGCGTGGGCAGATTGGCCGCTTCGTCGTACCAGGCGTTGGCGTCGATCACGTAGCCGCCGTTCTTCAACTCGCGGAACTTGGCGTTGATCGTCTCGATCATGTCCTTCACCAGCGACGGGTGAAGCGGCTTGTCGATGTAGATCATCTGCGCCTCGGCGATGGTGTCGGCCAGGATCTGCGCAGTGCGCGTGGCGGACTCGAAGGCGAACAGCGGATCGTCACTGCAGGTGCGCGAACCCCAGAAGCGGTAGCCCTGGCTGTTGATAAGGGTGGTCACCGCAGCGGCATTGAGCAGCCCGGCGTCGGTCTGCGGGTCTTGCAGATCCCAGGTCACGTCCGCGCTGATGCCGGTAACGCCCTGCACCTTCACGTTGGAAAGGGTCTTGTGCCAGCCGGTCTGCTGGTCGATCAGGGCGCGCAGGCCGAGGGCGCGGGCCGTGGCGTAGCTCACGGCTTCCTTCTTGGCCGTGGTGTCCCAGGTCAGGAAGTCGGGCCACATCATCATCAGTTCGCGGTCGCCGAACTTCTTGCGGTAGAGCAGGATTTCCGAGACGGTCTTGGCCTCGCCCACGCCGACATAGGCGATGGCGCGCAGCTTCTTGCAGATCGAAGCAATGCTGGTGGTGACCGCCTCGGTGTCCAACCCCGGTGCGGCGATGATGCGCGGCTTCACGCCGAGCTTGCTCTCGGCCACCAGCAGCGCCTGCAGGCCGGTATAGCGACCACCTGCAACGGTGCCGATGACATTGCTGGTCGTGGTCGCAGCATCCTCGCCTTCATCCACGCGCACCACAACGGTCACCGGGGTGGACTGATCGGCAATTGCGGCAAGCACGCCTGCGAGCGTGCCCTTGGTGCCCGCCTTGGCGATGGCGCCACGCACATCGGTCAGCAGCACCGGGGTGTCGATGGGGAAGGTTGCGTCGTCTGCATCCTGGCTGGTGCAGACGATGCCGACGATGGCAGTGGCGACGGTGCGGATGGGACGGATACCGCCATCGAGTTCGATGACGCGCACGCCGTGGTGATAGTCCTGAGCCATGGGTAACTCCTGCGGTTATGGGGTTTGGAAGCGAAGCGGGACGGTGGCGCGCTGTGGTTGGCGGCTACCCGCGTGCTGGTAGTCCAGGTCGAGCACAAAGACGCCGGGGGCATCGCCTTGGGCGAGCGCAACGCGGGTGAGCCGTATCCGTGGCTCCCACCGCATCAGGGCGGTGGCGGTGGCACCGAACAGCTGCAGACGGGTGTGATCGTTGAACGGCTGGTCGATCAGTTCCGGCAGCAGCGAACCGTACTCACGGCGTTGGATGCGCGAACCGAGTGGGGTGGTCAGCACATCGCGGATGGACTGCACCAGGTGTGCGGTGCCCTCGGCGCTGCCACCGTTGATGGCATCCATGCCGATCACGCCGGCGGTCCCGAAGTACCGCCGCCGGGCTGCACGTCGCGGTGCTTGTGCTGCTTGAGGCTGACGCCGCCGGCGATCACATCCTCGCTGGCTTCGGCCTTGCCGGTGATGGAGACGTTCCCCTCAATGGTGACCGGCCCGGTGATATGCAGGCCGCCGTCGGCCACGATGCTGACGGTGCCGCCGGCGGGCAGGTTGGCTGCGAGGGCGTGGGCGGCGCTGTCATAGGCCACGGTGGCGGCGTCGGCAAACTGGATCAGCACCAGATCCGGGTTGCTGGATGGCGCCGGGAACGCGTTGCTGAACATTCCGGGCACGGCGACCGCGTTGGCCAGGTCACCGTCGATGCAGAGCAGCTGGACCTGCTCGCCGCGGCTCGGCGGTAGCCACACCCGGACCTTGCCTGCGGCGGGCGTCAGCCATGGGATGAACGCGGTTTCCAGTTCACCGCTGCGCACACGGCAGAGCGCGGCGGCGTGATCGACCTCGGTCACCACGCCGTCGCGTATCAGGTTGCTTACTTTTTGGAGCAGGCCGCTTTCCATAGGGCCATGTTGGACGCGGTTGCACGCGCGCGTGAGCGGAGCGGCCTGTAAGTTGCTGCCATACAGCCTGATGCCGGCTTACCGTCTTACATCAACTGCCACCCAGGAGCCGCGCACCCATCGCCACTGCTGCGTTCCAGAGAGGGGATAGGGTGGCTTGGTTTCAACTGCGTCGGCTGGGATCAGGAACACACCAGGCTCCAGCGGGCTTTCGCCAGCCACGGTTGCACCGAGTAAATTTCCAGAGGCATCGCACTGCCATACGCGCTTTGTTCTCATTGGGCGAGTCAGTACTTGATGCAAGCGAGAAGCGCGACGTTGCGTGGACGGGTCTCACCGCCACCCGCCGGTTCGGTGTACACACTACCTACTGCATCATCGGAGCCAATGGCCACATTGCGAATCCCACCAGGCCTGTATGCACGGACAGCGTGGGAGTGCGCTCTAAGGTCATCTGCCTGGTTGCTACCCAGCTCTCTGGCCCAGTCGACTCCCCGACCGGTGTCCCAGCTTCGAATGAACTCGCCGCGCAGATCTGGTAGTCGGAACGTGAGCCCGTTGGCACTGCCGAAGGTTGTGCCGATCGCAGCGAATAGGGCCGCGTAGGTTGTTCGACTCACGTCTGATCCGTCGCAGCGCAGCCAACCCCCTGGGGGTGACGCCATCGCGAAGTGGGCAACCATGCCCGCCGGTAGAAGCTGATCAGATTGGAGGTCGCTGATATCGGCGATAGTGTGCTTGTGCTGCTTGGGTGCGAAGTCGGCCGCATGCTTGCCGTCCACGGTGTCGGCATCAAGGCCGTTTCCGGCGCCCTCATCCTTGAGCGAGGCCCCCTTCAATCCGAGATCCTTGCGCACGTCGCTTGCGTTGTCGCGCGCGAGAATGGTCTTGGTAAGGGGCGTGGGTGCGTCTGCGCCGAAGCGAGCGTTCAACGTGGCATGCAAGGCCGCAGAGTGAACGGCACGCTGGCGGTCCTGACCGGTGATCGCCTCTTCGTCTGTGGTCAGCTCGACCACGCCCTGCGTTTCGGTGGTTGCCGGAGGGTTGAGGAAATCGGCGTTCCCGAACTGGATCTGCCTGGCGTCCATATCCGCCATCATCCAGTCGATGGCGAGCATCATCATCGCTTGGGCCGACTTCTCAAGAATGATCTTGTCGCTCCCGTACACGGCCAACAGCGTGCCGTCGGCCAGGTACAGGCCAATGCCGCGCAGCACGTAGGAGTCGGTCGTTTCATCTCGGACGGTCAGATGCACCACGTCGTCAGCCACGGCTTTGCCGCCGAAGGTGTTCAGCCGCTTGCGCTCGCCGGGTAGGAGAACGTCGCTCCCATTGGGGTCTGGAACGAATGCCTGATCGGTGACACCGATCTGCGTGACCGTCACTGCCTTGGTGCCGGTGTGGGCCGCGTTGACCAGGGCGGCGCGGCCGCGTGTGGTGAACTTCAATCGCATGGGTCAGTCCTCGGTGGTCATTTGTAAGCGGCGGTAGGCGACGGCCTTGATCGCCGCGACGAGCCCCAGCTGCTCGGCGAACTCGGCGCCTTGGGTGAACGTGAAGTGGGAACGCACAGGCTTGGTACGGCTGATCTCGGCAATTACGTCCTCGACGTACTTGGCCGAGGGATCAACGCCGGGGCGCCCGGAAATTGTCAGCACCAGCTCGAAGGTGTGTGGCTGCCCACGTGGCTCCTGCTGCCACCATTCGCGGATCGCCACCGATCCGCCGAACGATTCGATCACTTCCCGCACGCTGCCGGCGGTGCCCTTGTGTCGCTGGATGTTGATGGCGCTGGCGATGCGCTGCCGCTTGATGTGCTCAGGCCACGCGCTGTCCCAGGTATCGAGCGACATTTCCCATGCCAACCAGGGCAGGAACTCCGCTGGGCACGTCCACGGGTCTTTGATCTGGCCGTGCCGCATGGGCATGGTCAGCACCGTGGCGTCTGCCGCTTCCAATGCGCGCTCCAACGGCGTTGCGTTGGGCGGCAGCAGGCTGGCGCTACTCATCGGTGCCCACATGGTTCACTGTGACCGAGGCGCAGTACGCGGCCTGCGTGCGACTGATGCTCAGATCGGCCGTGGGGCTGCGCAGGCGAACGCGTTGCACGCCCTCTGTGTGCAGCTGGGCATAGATGGCCGATACGGCGATATCGCGGCCGAGACGGTGCGCCTCGCTCATGAAAGCAGCCAGCCGTCGTCTGGCCTCGGCGATCACCACGGCCGCATCCGGGCCGTCAAAGGTGGTCAGGTCTGCATCGACGGTGTAGCTGACGATCTGCGCCGGCGCGACGGTCACAAGATCGGTAAGCGGGCGGACTTCTCCGCTCTGCAGTAGGTCGTTGACCTTGGCCAGCAGCGCGGCCGAAGGCGTCCCGTCGCCGTCCCGTCCGAGTACGGTTACCACGACCTCGCCTGGCGCCGGGCTGGTGGCGCTGGCATCAAGCACGGCGGTGTCGGCAGAAAGCGTGTGGAAGATGTAGGCGCCCTCTGGCCCGGCCACCGACAGCCCTTCGGGGGCCAGCTGGATGCGGCGTCGAAACTCGGTATCTGTCTCGAACGCGGCTGGCGTCCCGGCTTCGGGATCGGCAGGGGCCAGCTGTTTGCGGGTGACACCAAAGGGGGCGGCGAGGTTGTCCAGATCGGCGCCCATCGCATAGGCCAGGAACAGACCGCGTGCGCGCTGGTTGAACTGCTCGCGCAGCATCAGTTCGCGGTAGGCGCTGGCCTGCAGCACCTTGTAGACCGGATCGGATTCGACCAGGGCGTCGTAGTCGGGCATGTACCGCTTGAACTCGGCCACGCGCCGGGCGAGCAGCTGCTCGAACTGCAGCGGCTCAAACACCGCAGGCAGCGGCAGTCGGGACAGGTCAACGGCGGTAAAGGTAGACACGGCGGCATCGGCTGGGAGCGTGGTTGCAGCTTCCCATCGCGCGCGCGCGTGGTCATCGCGCAGGCCGTGTAGCGGTGGTGATTACGCTACGGCTCGCGCAGATGGTCGAGGATCAGATCACGCACCAGCTGTTCGTCGGCTGGGGAGAAGCCCAGCAGCTTTCGGCGGGCATAGGTCACGCGGGGACCACCCTTGCTCACGGCGTCGGCACGGCCTTCCTGATGAATCAGTGCGATGCGCGAGACGCGACCGGCAAATCCCACGGCAACCTCGTTGGGGGTGACACGCACGCGCAGGTGCCGGGCCTGTCGAATCTTGGCGAACATGACCCCTCGTTTGATTCGACCGGCCTTCGCGCGGCGCAGCGGTGGATTGCGCCGGGCCGTGTAGGGCGTACCGTCGGGGTTCTTCTGGGTGGCGATGCGCCGCTGCTGCGCGCGGCGCAGGGCCGTACCTACCTTGCGTGCAAGCTTGCCGCGTTCGGCCGGCTGCAGACGCCGCAGGAGCGGTGCCGCCCAGGCTTCCAGCCGCTGCAGATCCTCGCTCATTCGGTGATTGCCGGCAGGGTGGCGATCTGCACGCCGTCGGCCACCAAGATGCCGCCTGCCAGAGTATCGGCATGGGCGTCCTCGGTGGGCGGTTCGGGCAGGTGCTGCAGCTGCACGGTGCCATCGGCGCTGCGGGTGACCAGCACGCGTTCGGTGAGCGGCATCTTGATGGCCAGATCCACCAGGTTGTCGCCCAGCACGTCCACCTCGAAGGTCAGCTTCTCGCGGTTGGCAGGGTTGGCCAGCAGCTCGGGCTGGTGACGGGTCAGCCACTGCAGCAGCGGCACCATGACCGCCTCGGGTGCGCTGCCGAAGTCGGTCAGCACCAGGTCGAGGGTGTAGCGGTACTCGAATGCCAGGCCCGGCCGGTAGGTGCCGGCCAGCCCACCGCTGTCCACGAAGATCAGCAGCTTGTCCGGGTCGCTGGCCAGCGCGGGGATGGCCGCGACCAGGTGCTGCCGCAGCAGCTGCGGCTTCTTCACTGTCCACCCGCCTGTCGCTCAAGCTCGGCGTGCAGATTGCGTGCCAGCTCCTGCAGGGCCACTACCTGCTCGACGGTGGCGTGGCAGATGGCGTAGTTGCCGGCGACGGTTTCGGCGACGGCAGAGAGCGGAGTGCCGGTGGCGGGCGCATCAGGATCTCCGGCAGGGCCGGCGGCGGGGTCGCCGCTCGCGGCGGCGTCGTGGAGCTGCACGAAGCCAGCAGTAACAGCGCAGGCAGAATCAGCAGACGCAGTGACATAGACGGGAACCTCTTTGGTGATGGTGTGCCCGCGCTCGCGCACCAGCTGTACGCGGTCCACGTACTCGGTCACGACGCGGGTAGTGCCTTGGGCCAGCTCCAGCTTGCCGGCCAGATCGGACTTCTCGGCGTTGGCAGTGGCCAGGGCGCGATTGGCCTTGTCCAGCGCGGCGGTGGCGCGACTGACGCGCCCCTGCTGGCAGCTGAAAAGACCGGCGGTGGCCAGTACCAATGCGGCCAATGCAAGGGCGCGGTAGAGCATCAGCGCGCCCCCAGCGCCGCCAGGGCGCGGTTGGTGCGGGCGGTGCGGTCGGCCATGCCATTGGGCGTGGCGCGGCTGCGGGCGTTGCCTAGGTTGATGATGCGGCTGACGGCCAGTACGTCGCGCTGGTCGGCGTAGGCGTTGATGCCGTTCACCTGCCAGAACGCCGCCGCCGCCATGGCGCCGATTTCCGGCTCGATCAGCAGGCCCGGCTGCTCTTCCAACGGCTGGCCGATCAGCTGACCCATGCTGCGGTAGTTCCCACGGCCGGTGTGCTGCATCGGGCCACGGCCGCGGAACAGGTAGCCATCACCACTGGCCTCGTTGCCGTTGCCGTTGCGGTTGGCATACACGCGGTTGCCGAGCTTGGCCGGTTGGTGAACGAACGCCGCCGCCTCGGGGCCGGTGATGTACTTGCCGAACACTTCCAGTAGCCGTTCGCGGCTGTAGCTGAGTGATTCCTCAGTGCGGGCCAGGCTCAGGCTTTCGTGGCCCAGCTGTGCGAGGAAGTAGGCTGCACGTACCGGCGTGTTGATGCCGAAACGCTTCATGGCGGCATTGAGCGGTTCGGCCCAGCGCTGGGCGCGCTGCTGAGGGCACTGCATGATCTGGGCGAGCAGGGTGTGGGTGAGCATGTCATCGGCTCCCGAACAGATGGGCGACGTTGCCGCGCGAGCGGTAGGTGGCCACCAGCAGCACGATCAGCACCACCAGCTGCCAGACGCTGACGGTGGCGCGCGGTCCCTGCAGCAGGATCTGCAGGGCTTGGCCGCCGGTGGCCGTGGTCAGCAGCCACGCGCACCAGGCGATGCCGTGGCGATGATTGGCGCCGGGCATGGGCCGGTAGGTCAGCAGGCGAATGCAGATCGCCACGCTGCACAGGAGCGTGGCGGCGGTCAGGAATTCAGTCATCGACGTTCTCCCGTGAGTACCGGGTCGTAGTCGGCACCGTGGTGCGGCTGCGCTCGATCAGGGTCAGGGTCAGGGTGATGATGGTTGCCGCGCACAGGAACGCAGCCAGGCCGCTGGAAGCCACGTCGAACCGGCGCATGACCTCGGTACCGCCCATGTAGCCAGCCACCACACTGATGGCCAGATAGATCAGGCGCTTCCACAGCGACAGATCCTTGGCCGAGACGACGAACAGCGTCCCGCCGGCGAATGCGCCGATGAATGCGTCGGTTTCGATGCCCGGCAGCAGCGAGGCAAGGCCAACGCCGGTGGCCAGGGCCACCATGCTGCCGGTAGAGGTTGGTTCGGTCATCTTCAATCCCATAGCTGGACAAGTGGGCGCGTGGCTGCGCCGGTGGGCGATGCGGGCACGTCGGGCAGTTCCACCTCGGTGCCCATGGGAAGCACCGGCCCGAGCAGGCTGATGCCGTAGTTCAATGCCAGGGTCTTCTCGACCATGCCGGCCGTTGCGCCCAAGTGGCGATGGCAGAGCGCATCGAGCGTGTCGCCCTGCAGGGCAATGACGCGCATCAGATCAGCTCCACCGTGACCCGGCGCAACCCCTGCAGATCACTGATGGCGTTGCGGTAATCGCGCCGCAGTTCATCAATGGTCGGAGTCAGATCGTCGGCGCGTTGATTGCCCTGGGCGGTAGCGTCATAGGAACGGTAGCGTTCGTGCAGCTCCACGGCGGTGCAGCACTGCACTGCGCGCCGGTACAGCTGCAGCAGCACCGACTCTCCGTCGAGCTGCTGCGCCGGTATGTCTGCCAGCGCAGCAATGCCGTCCGCTTCCTTGCGGGCCTGCCACAACGCCAGCTCCCGCGTGACCGAAGCCACGGCCAGCACCACGGTGTTGCGCAGCCGTGCCGGCAGCACGTCACCCGGAACCCGGATGGCTTCCCGCAGTGCGTCCACGTCGATCTCCGGCCAGAATGCACCGGCGGTGACGGGGGCGAGCTTGGGTGCGGGCGATGCGTTGGCGGTGAAGGCGCTCATGGTGTGTCCGTAGGTCGCCGGTGGTCGGGGCGTCACACCAAGGGAGAGAGGTCTTGGTGATCGGCCCCGAGCCGGCGGGGTTGCGGGGTACGCTCGGTGTGAGGTCAGTC